ATGAATAGGGCCAGAGCCTGTAGCAGAACCTGTTAGTTGATGGTAATTGACTGCTGATGCGGTGTGGGAAACACGGGCTTGTTCTTGACCAATGTTATTTGTGTAAAAACGAACATTACCTGTTCCTGCACTTGTCGCATACAGAGAGCCATCAGACTGTAAGCCTAGACCTGCTACACCAGAGAAAGATAGGGTAGGAGTTCCGTAAACTGCTGTTGTTGTTGTAGGGATGTAGGTGTTGGCAGTTGAGCCAATTTCACCCTGCGCACCCCATGCGTAAATAGTGTTTGTGGAAAAATTATCAATTAAGAAAGCATAACTAGCGGCTGAAGGAGGCGCAGTTGTTGTAAACGTAAATCGTTGCCAAGAACTTGTTACGCTAATAGTTGATAAACCAATAACTGTAAATGGAGAAGCCGCTAAATATGTATACAGTCTGGTGCTTACTGTTCCGCTTAATGTTCTTAAATAAATACTAAATGTATAAACAAGTGTATTTAGTGAAAATTGCTGTTGAACAGCAGGGCTAGACAGTCCAACAATTTTGGTTGCGGTATTACCGCCCAAAGGGTCAGTAACATCGCTTGTATTATTGGTTATCGAAGTAAGCCCACTATTAAACCAAGGGCTAGTTGCCAATGCTTGAGAACGAAGAATTACATTCTGCCCAGTACCAACAAGCGTTTCATTCTGAGCAGCAAGCGTCGTAAACGTACCAGCCGCAGGGGTTGTTGCTCCAAGCGTTGTGCCGTTGATTGTGCCGCCTGTGATGGCTACGCTGTTGGCGTTCTGAAGAGCCATCGTGCCGTAAGTGGCAATCGTGGCTTGTAGGGCAGCAATGGCGTTTAAAGTTGTCTGTGAGTCACCACCTGATCCGCTTTGAATCTTATGAATTGTCTGTGCAACATCAACAGGAACTACCTCGCCTACGTTGATTTCTCTGCCATCAGAAAGAGTAATGACTAGACTGCCATCAAAGTCAATCTTGGCATCTTGGACGCTAATCCCGTCTTTTCCGTCTAATCCGTCTTTACCATCTAAACCAGACTTTCCATCTCTTCCTTGAGCACCATCTAGTCCTCGGTCGCCTTGCTCACCCTTTTGACCTTGTATTCCTTGTTGTCCGTCTTTTAGATTAGCAACTTTGGTCTGAATGTCGTAGTTCAGAGAGTCAAACTTGGCTTCAAAGTCGGCTTTAATCTTCTTTAAACCTTGAATGACCATCTCGGCACTCTTGCCGATAGAGACTTGCTTTTGCTCTTCTAGCGTCTTCATGGCGGCTTTTTGAAGCTCCACAACGGCACTCATCTGCTCATCAGCAGACATTCCTTCAAGGTTTTTCAGCAGTTCCATTATTTCAATTCCGAAGTGATGCGATCAAGAAACGCTTTCTCCATCTTATCCGACATCTGCATCTCAACAATCTTAGATTTGTTCTTAATGTCAGCCTCTTTGAGCATCAACTCAGCAATCTTTACCCGCTTGTCAAACTCAGCAGGCTCACCACCCGTAGGAAGGTTCTTGGTTGTACTAGAAAGCACCTTAGCCTGTAGTTCTTGAGGCATCAATTGCGCTTCAGTCATCAACTTAGCCGCTTCAGCACGATTTTGTTCTGCTTGGGTAGTCTGAACTGCAATCTGAGCTTGAGCAGACTGCATAGCCAACTGAGCCTGTGCTTGTTGCATCTGCTGTGCTTGTGGATCAGGCTTAGACATCTCATCCAACATCTGAATCAACTCATATCTGTTAGACAAGGACGAATTAGCCATGATTCCTTTAAGAATAACAGGCAAAACAGGTGTATTTGGGCCAAGAGTCTGAAGTAAAGAGATGAACTGTTGTTGTTCATGCTCACGAGCAATGATACCTAAAGCAGCAGTCGGGATAAACTTCATGTCAACAGTAGGATACCTCTCAGGGTCGAACTGCATATATCTGAAGGCAGCCTTGTTGATGAAAGGAATCAAGAAATCCTCTTGAAAGTTCACCAATGTACGCTTGTACTTCTTGATAATAGAAGCCACAGCCATTGAGATACCACCTTGATTGGAGTCCCTAGACACAGCAGAGACCATTCCCTGTGAATCAAGAGTACCAGTAGCCTGTAAAAGCATTCTTTCAAACTCTTTGGCAGTTGTTATGTTCCCAGAATCGGTATTTCCGAACTTGAAAGGGAACAAAATCTCTGCGGGGTTGCCGTTTGTCAGGATTGCCTTGCCTGGCTTTACTTCAAACTTAGCACCTCGTGGAAGTCTTGTGGCATCCATTGCAATCATCGGGCTTGTAGTCAACGCCAGAGAGTCCAAATGTGAACGAATCTGTGCGTCAATAGCCTTTTGAGAGTTGTAAGCCTTCTCTACAGTACCTCTACCCAACAGACGATTAGGAACTGTATCGTCTTGATAAGCCAGAATTGGCCTATCTTTCATCATGTATGGGTTTTTCTCTGCTTTCAGGAGAACACCATCGTTGGCGATAACGATAATAGCCTCTACCAAGTCAGAATAGTCATCTTGGATAGAGTCTTCAGGGAACAAGTCTTCTACTTCTTCTTCATTCTCTAGTTGTTCAATGTACTCTCTAGGGACTAAGCCGTAGTAAGTTAAAAGTTTAACTTTATCGTCTTGGAATTGGCTAACCTCTTGGGTAGGCTCTAAGTCTGTGTCGTCTGAGTCAGTACCGATAGCTACCTTACGATAGATACCTTCTTCTTGACCTTTAACAATCTTGTGGATGGAGACATACTTCTCAACAGCCACACCCATGCAGTCATCAATAGAAGTCCCATTGGGGTCAAACAAGAAGTTCTTAGGGTTAACAGGAACAATCTTGACTGCAATCCTGTCCTTTTCCATCACACCAATCGCGGCTTGACCGACTTGACCAGGTATTGGTTGGGTTGAAGGAACGTAAATCTTCTCTGTTTTGACAACAATCTCACCAATGCCAGTGCCATAGATTTCTGCCATCAGCTCAATCTGGTCAATGGATTTGCGAATCTTGTCTACTTTGAAGTCTTCCATCAGTTGAGCCTTGATAGCGGCTACATCCAAAGGATTGTTGTTTACATCACGAATATCGTCAGCAATGTCAAAGAACTCACCTTGACCAAAGATAGCCTCAATGATCTCAGCATGACGGGTTTCTACGGCTTGTTGGGTAGCGGGGGTGACAATTCGGCTTCTCTCGGAGTCACGGGTCTTGTCTTGGATGTCCCACTCACCCGTAAAGATGCGCTCGTACTCCAGCCAATCAGATAAGTAATTAGTGTTTCGCCAGTCTCTCCATCTATCACAATGGTTGACAACGAATTGAACTATCTCTTTGTCTGAATCTGTTGGCTCTTGAAATTCCATGCTCAAACCCCTGATATGATGTCTATCGGTTGCCATTCATCTTCTTCATCTTCTTGAAAGTATGAAGTTACAGCCAACTGATCTATATAACTAAGCGCATCAGGAAGGTCATCGTGAACTCCCTGTGCGGGAAACATTAGAAGTTGGTCAACAAAATCATCCCAATTCTCTTCCGAATTAAGCGTGATTCTGCCATGTTCAAACCTTCCTTGCAATGCCCAGATAATTCTATCTGCTTTTTTCCTATTCCCATGCGTTAAATCAATAATATGGGCATAGATGTTACTTTTTCTCATTAAGTCGCTCAAATAGGGCAAAACAGCGTTCTTTAACGCCCCCCTCTCAATCCCAATACTCAAAGGCTTGTAGTCCCGAATGGCCATCAAGATGTTCACAGCAGTCGTTCTAATATCCCATCTTCCGTGGATGATCTTTTCAACAAACCACTTCCCATCCTCTGTTACATATACTACGCAGATAGCGGACTCATCCAATCTCTTCTTAGCGTTGCCCGCCTGTTTAGCAACTTCCTCGAACCCCGCTAGGTCAACAGAGATATAGAACGACCCCTTATTAGGTCTTTCACCAAACTTAATCCATTCCTCTTTAAAAACGTCAGACCCCGCATTGGAGAAGGAAGCCATGAACTCTTGCTTAAAAGCAAAGGTACTCAGGGTCTTTTTAGCACTTTCTATCTCAGATGGGTCGATCAAAGGGTTATCAGCAGTGGTAAAGTGCCAACTCTTCCAATCAGAGTCCTCTCCACTCTCTCCTAGCTTAAAGGTGTCGTGAAACCAGTTCCTACCCTTTGGAGTGCCAATAAACAAGGCCCTACCCTTCTTGTCTGACAGAGAAGCCCGTATAACCTGTTCCCAAGCCTCTGGTTTGATGTCGGCTACCTCGTCTAGTACAGCGTAAGTTAAAGAGACTCCACGTAGCGTATCGGGTCTATCCGCACCACGGACGTAGATACGGGCGCCATTGATTAGGGTTATATCCAAATTGTTAACGTGACTGTTTTGGATCACATCACGGCCAAGGTCTAAAAGCAAATCCCAAATAATTTGCCGGCTTTGTCCCATGGTTGGGGAAACATACAGTACAGCAGAGCCAGGGGGGCAACGCAGTCCTTCAATCAACAACGTGATGGCAGCCATCCTCGACTTGCCACAGCGCCGGCCAGCTGCGACAACCTTGAACCTTGCCGCATCCTTGAACACTTGTTGCTGCCAAGGGAGAAGGGAAAAGTTAAGGTCAGCCATACTTTGCCTCTACATCTTCTGGGTC